TGTTGTGGCCACGCTTGAAGATGGACAGCCTGCCAACCCAACTAGTTTGACCACAATAGACGGCACCACAGTGGATGGCACACAAGGCGGCATGAACATTACTCCGCGAGCGGATGGCTACACAGCAGGATATCTCACTGGTGATGGCTTTGCTCCTAACGGCTTGCCTGTTACTCCAGGTGTGAGCTTTCCTCCAAATGCAGTGAGTGGCGATTACTGTTTGAGATTAGACTACAAACCCAACAGACTGTTCCGCTACAACGGACGAACATGGATCAAGATAGAGGAAAAAGTGCGAACACAACTAGACAATGCTCCAACCAATCAAACACAACGCTCGGGCTTTGTGAACAATACATACACTACCAATACCACGGACTTGGGTGCTGTACCACAGCGTCAGAGTTTGAGTCAAGCTCTCAAACCCAAAGCAGACAATGGTGACCAAGGCGGCTTCTTGCCACCCAATCCACCACCACCATATTCAAGATAAACATGCAACAATTTTTTTATGACGCACAAATACGCAGGTTCCTGCTGCAATTTACCAGAATCTTTTCAGGGTTCCAAATTGAGTACGGCAACGAAACTGACGGCGTGAACAAGGCCACCCTGTTGCGTGTGCCTGTGCGTTATGGCGACTCCAGCCGCAATGCACAAACTATCATTCAAGAAAACTCTGCCAGTGCTTTGCCATCAACTCCGCTAATGACTTTTTACATCAACAATCTTGAATACGATCGACCAAGAATACAAGATCCTACCTTTGTGGACAGATTCTCAGTACGCCAACGCACATACGACACTGCTACAGAATCATACGACACTACACAAGGCAATGCATTCACCATTGAACGCTTGATGCCTGTGCCATATAAACTGAGTATTACACTGGATATTTGGACATCAAACACCAATCAGAAATTGCAACTATTTGAACAGATTTTGACCCTGTTCAATCCTTCACTAGAACTGCAAAGCACAGACAACTACATTGACTGGTCAAGTTTGAGTGTGATGTATTTGGATCAGCTATCATGGAGTTCAAGAACCATACCAATGGGCACAGAAAATCCCATTGACATTGCCAGCATCAAATTCTCCATGCCCATATGGATATCATCTCCGGCCAAGATCAAGAAACTGGGTGTGGTGGAACGTATCATTGCAGGAATATTTGACGCACAAGGTGACGCTGCTGATGCCATAACCAACAACGATCTGTTGCTGGGAACTCGTCCCATGTTTACACCGTGGGGTTACAAACTGGTTGTGATCAACAATCAAATTCAAGTGCTGCCGGCTCGTACCATAGTGCCCAACGGTGCTTATGCTGATCTAGATCCCACTGCTATTGTGGCAGATTCACCACTGCTGTGGCCTGCTGTGATTTCAGCTTACGGCGTGTTGCGTCCGGGCATCAGTCAGATTAGATTGAACCGTCCTGTTGACACGCCGCCAGACAGCAACAGTCCACCCATCATTGGCACCATTGTGATCAACCCTGATGATGATCGATTGGTCATATTCACTCCTGATGCAGACACAGCACCACAAAATACGCTGAATCCAATTGACGCTATCATTGATCCGCTGATCAGTGGGCCAGGAGACGGATTGCCCGCACCTGTTACAGGTGTGCGTTACTTGTTGACCGAAAGCACTGGCAACTATGACAACGTGGCCAATCCTGCTGCCTGGGCAGGCACAGCGGGGCAGCCGTTGGTGGCGTCAGCCAATGACATCATTGAGTGGGATGGCTCACGATGGCGTGTGTCGTTTGTGAGTGAAGGAGAAACTGCGGTGCAGTATGTGACCAACATAACTACTGGTACACAATATGAATGGACTGGAGCAGAATGGACCAAAAGTTATCAGGGCGAATACCCAGCAGGCACATGGAGCCTGGTACTGTAAAGGCTGTGGGTGTATGGTTCCTGGCCCGTGACACTGGCCGCTATCTATATCTCTTGAGAAACGACGTCAAACACCCTGGAGCATGGGGCTTGCCTGGTGGCAAAGTAGAAGCAGGCGAAACACTGTTGGGCGGTATGGAACGTGAGTGCCAGGAAGAATTGGGCAGTTTTCCAGACTATCGGCGACTCATGCCACTAGAAAAATTCACATCAGCAGATGGCATATTTGAATATCACACTTGGGTTTGTGTGCTGGATCAAGAGTTTCAACCCATACTAAATGAAGAACACATCGGCTATGCTTGGATTGCTGTGGGCACATGGCCCAAACCCATGCATCCCGGATTGTGGAGTACACTGAACATAGACAGTGTGCAACAAAAACTGGCTGCTGTAGAACGAGTAGAGTTGGCCAGTTTATAATCTGCCAACTGCAATTTCAATTGTACCAGACTTACCGGTAAAATCTTCAACTGCTTTGCCAATTACTGTGCCCATGGCTGGTGTAGCACAAGCCTGTGCGTAGCCATTGCCTGCTGACACCATCATTGCTCCTTTGGATACTGGGCCAATTACTTGTGTAGGCACACGCCCAACAAGAGCAATGGCTGCCAAGTGTTTGCCTTGTGCTGTGCTGTTCATCAAGTGTGCAGGATTGGTACTAACCACACCTGCTATTAATGCACTGGCTGCGGTGTTGCTGATAGTAACCTCGTTATTGCCACCAAATTCAAGCACAGTACCTGGAGCATAGTCAGCATCAGCTACATACATCTCTGCCAAGTCAGCATATTGTGCCGACGTTGCTTTGGCAAACACAGTGTTAAAATATCCAGTACTGTTTCCAATATTACCAACACCATTGGCTTGACCATTGGTTATTGGATTCATAAAAGTAATAACGCCAGTGCCGTTGGCATTGAGGGTGATGTTTCCGTTTGCAGTAGTGTTGATCCAAAGAGCACCAGTGTCAACAATGTTGCCAATCAATGAGATATTGCCACTTGTGGTTATTGTACCAGCAGCTGAGATCAATCCACTTGTCAGCAAATTACCACCAGTGATGTTTGCTGTTACTGAAACTGTGGTTCCTGTATGTGTTGTGGCATTGACATTAGCACCACCCAACACATTTCCACCTGTGATGTTGCCAGTGGCACTGATCAATCCAGCAGTTCGTAAGTTGCCGCCTTGTATGTTGCCAGTCACACTTAAATTGGCACCAGTGTTAACGTTGCCTGTGCCATTTGGCGTGAGCACAATATTGGCATTGCTTGCAGATGTTTGAATGTCCAGTTGGGCTGAATCAATAATGGCGCCCGACAATATCAAATTACCAGCAGTGATATTGCCTGTGCTCACTGTCAAACTTGTGCCAGTAATGCCAGCACCTGTTATGGCGCCAGTGGCACTTACCAATCCGGCAGTGCGTAAGTTGCCACCGGTTATATTACCAGTTGCTGAGATCAATCCACTTGTTAAGATATTACCGCTGGTGACGTTACCAACTGCACTAATGCCATCGCTTGATGTCCAAACGTTCGCGGTGCTGTTATACAACCAAGTGATATACGGGCTACCAATTGGTCCAACTTCGATTCCACCTCCATTTGCTGCACTAGCATTAATTGCGTTGTTGGCATAGTTGACTGTCAAGTCGTTTGTGCTGACCACGTTGGAGTTAATGGTGGTGGTTGTACCGTTAACTTGTAAATTACCATTAATAACAACTAACCCAGCATTTCCAACTGTTGCTGGGTCAATTGTTAGTGTTTCACCTAAGCTGCTGATCAAGTCACCAGCAATTGTAATGTTACCAGCATTAACGTTACCACCAGTTACGTTGCCAGTAGCACTAACAATACCAGCAGTGCGTAAATTACCACCAGTGATATTGCCAGTTGCCGAAATCAATCCACCAGTTAAGATATTGCCACCAGTTACGTTTGCACTTACTGATACTGTAGTTCCTGTATGAGTTGTGGCATTGACGTTGGCTCCACCCAAAATGTTACCACCTGTGATGTTGCCAGTTGCTGAGATCAATCCGCCAGTTATTAAATTACCACCTGTAATATTTCCGCTGGCGCTTATTAAGCCGGTGACGTATTCACCTGTGGTTGCAAACACAGCCACATTGCCAGTTCCACCTACGCCAACTGTGACATTGCCACCAGAACTAACAACTGTGACGTTTGACGTGCCATTGTTTATATTTGATACTGATGTGATCACACCAGTTAACAATGCACCATTACCAAAAATGTAACTGCCGGTTACGTTGCCTGTGGCACTGACAAACCCACCTGAAATTAGGTTACCTACTGAAGCTGGGCCTGTGCTTAGAAACCCACTGTTGACATTACCAGTGGTGCTGACTGTGGCAGCATATACAGTGCCAGTGCCAGATACTACTCCGGTACCAAACAGAACATTGTTAGCAGTTATATTACCAGTGGTTGTGACTGGACCAGTTAAGCTGACCAAATTGCCAGTGTAAGTTGGCAAATAGTTGGCTACATCGGCATTGCCATATCCAGCAGCAATACCAGTTAGGAATGCGCCATTGCCAATAAAATAGTTGCCTGTGGCAATATTACCAGTGATGCTGAATGCCTGCACAACGTTTAGCACGTTGGCAGATATTACATTGGCCTGGATTATGTTGGCAATGCTTAGAACACGAGTCCAGCTGGTATTAGCAGTGGCATATTCGTATGCTACATTGTTTACAACGGCAATTTGCCCGTTAGTCGGCGATACAGGAAAGCTCATTTAGCATCCTTATTGTTTGCCGATCACGACTTCAATTGTGCCCTCGCCGCCTGTAAAGTTTTCTAATGATTTACCAAGTATAG